CTGGTGCTGCCAGCTGGGTAAATCCCAATAGACGGGTTACGTCCTGGGGGTCGTAGTCCCAATGAAAAACGCTGTCCGGAGCACGGTAAGCCAGGTTGGACCATCCTATGAGGCCGTCATCGTACTGCGAGGACATCCGTTCATCTTCGTGATCTCCGGCTCGTTCCTTGTAGACGAGCTCCAGGGGGAGGAATCCGTACTGAGGCACCGCGCGGGCGGCTGTGGCTATGATGGTCTGCCAGCTATGGGCCATATCCGCTATACACTCTTCTAAGAACTCCGCAGAGCCATTATCCTTGTTGGCATCGTCTACCGCATCCACCTTCCAGTGGGCGCGGCGGATGAAGACTGCGAAGGCGCTGAGGGCTGCTCCTACGTAGGCGTCATTATCGCCCATCTCGGTGTAGGTCTTGAACAGGGCTTGACCCTGCAGCTGCGGGAGGAAGTCGCGTTTGATCCACCCCGGCATGAAGTACTGCAATCCTGAGCGGCCATAGGAACTGCCAGCGAGCGCCCTTGGGCTCTGGATGAATTTCGGATAGATACCACCATTGGGGGCTGCTGGGGGCTGGGGGGATTGTGGCATGAGAGACTTCCTACTTGATGGGTACTTGATGCGGTTCTACAAAATCGATAACAAGAGGCTGTGATAGAAATTTAATCTTCGTTGGCAATTGTCACGTTGTTCTTCCAGCCATTGTCATGGACGTCATCGATCTCGCGGACAACACCTTCTGCCGAAATGGTGACGTTTGCCTCTGGGTCGTATTGCTGCAATATGGCAATCAATTCTTTGACTTTCATCGTTTTGCCCCCTTGTGCCGGTTGGTGCTCCGGCTCACTACCCGAAGGTTTCGCTTGCTGTTGGAACCGCCGTTGCTGAGTGGATTTTTGTGATCGGCTTCTTTGCCATCTCCGTGCTTGAGCCCTAGTTTCCTGCGGGCCGCATTGCGCTGTGCCCGTCGCTTGATCTGCTCGGGCTTGCCGTGGTACTCCCTGTATTCGGCCTCGTAGTCCCTGGCTTTCTCTTTCGCCAGAATGGCCTTCAGAATCGGGATTCGCATGATCATAGTGGTCTACTTCCAAGGGGGCACTCGTTTGCCTCCGGTGAGTGTGAGCTTGGGCATCACAAAGGTATTCACCGGCGCAAATGTGAGCATGACAGCATCGGCTCTGTCCGGGCTATGCCCGAGACGCTTCTTTGTCTCCTCTTTGTCTTCGATCTGGATCTGGCCTTTTCCCGTGATCTTGTAGATAGGAGCTGCCAGGTCTCCGAGGAGGTCGTCGTCTGGTGGTAGTGCTAAAGGTTCTGGGTTCTTTGGATCTAGCGCTTCTCTGAGAGCCCACCAGAGCTCTGCCCGAAGGTTGAGGTAAACTTTGTTACCGTCATCATCTACCACATCCGAAGCGGACCCGACATTAACAGGAATAACAGGAGCTTTCGCGGCTTTCAGAGGATCGACCACGCCAGCGCCCATACCTATCACATCCACCTTGATGTGCTTGGCGTTGATTTTCCTAGCAGCCACCAGGACCTCGCCTGTGACCTCCTGGGTGTCTTTGCCCGACATCACCTGAAGAGGATAGACTTTCATGCCCTGGCGGGGCGCTATAACGCTCAGATCGGAGCCATAGCGGGCTACATCGACCCCCAGCTCATACGAACCCTCGCCCTTTGTGTCTTCCCACCGGGCCATTGATGCTTCTATCCATGCCAATGGGATGATGTTGTTCTCACCCTGTGTTGGGAAGTTGCCTGCTACCCTGGCCTGATATGCAGGATGGTTCTTGCCCCAGCGGGTTAGCTTGTCTGCTGCCCAGGTGGGCGTGATGAGGTACGGTGCGGGCCAATTGTACGATCCATCTGGGTTTTTGGCCGCTTTCTCTTTCCAAGCCCCAGACTCCAGGTCATCCTCGGTAATCCCAAACGCTGTGAAGTTTGGAGTGTCCCAGGCGGCGATATGGAACCGGGACCATCCCGGCTCCCGATGAGAGCGGTAGAATGTGCCGCCGATCAGCGTTGGGTTTCCTAATAGCAATAATCTGCAATGACCTGACGTGACAACGCCCTCGATGGCCTCGAAAATGTCCTCTTTTACGCCCGCCGCTTCGTCTACTATGACTAAGAGATGCGGCGCATGGAACCCCTGGAACCTGTCGGGTTGGTTGGTTGACAACCCCAATGCTACCCATTCATCCTGCACTATCTGAAGCTCGGGGCTCTTTTTCGCCAGCTCTCCACCCAATAAGATCTTGGACTTGCGGACACTCGACCTAACCTCTTTCCAGATCAGCTTTTCGACCTGGCGGAAGGTTGGTGCTGTGGTGAGTACTATAGAATAAGGAAACGTGTAAAGGAACCATAGCGTGGCGTTGCCTGCCAGATGGGATTTGCCTATGCCGTGACAAGACCGTGCTGTGGTGCGCTCGTTGTCCCTGATGGACTCAACTATATCTTTCTGAGCCGCCCAGAATTTAGTACCCAGCGCACGATTGATCCACCACACCGGATCTGCTGGGGCGCGGGCTTTCAGCTCCTTGCGCTGTTCCTTCGTGAGTGGTATCAATCATCCAGCCTCATCTTCTAGCATCAGGTCAACCCATGATTGCATGGCTCCGGCCTTTTTGCTGCTACCATCTTCGCCCAACAATTCCTGTTTGGTCTTCAAGACCTGCCTGATCTCTGCTGCACAACCTGTATAGAGAGAGACGTAAGCCATTGGGAGCTTGGGCAGATCAGCCGGGCCCCCAACGTCTTCCAAGTCCGCGAGCCGGTTGGTGATGATCCTCTCCAGCTTTTGGTGGAGAGCGTGCTTCCCAGCTACCATCTGATCCAATACCTCGATCTCTGACAGTCTGGCCTCGGCGTCCACCTGCATGTTTGCCTGGCTTTCGGCGTACTGCTCAGAGGCTACGTCTGCGACATTGTAGTGTTCATCGAAATGATTATCGAGGGCTCGATAGCTTATCTTCTCACCCATTTCCTTCAGCCGGGCGGAGATTACACGAGAGCTGTCACCGTCTTTGGAGTGCCACTGCTCGATCTGAGTTCTCAGCGGCGAATTGCAGGCTTTACAGCGAGATGAGTATCCGGCGGGCATGGTGGGAAGGTTGCGAAGGCTATTGCGTAGCTTATGAAGGTTGCGAAGGTCGTTATACTATAAAGTGGCTGGTCGGTGGCCAGGGAAAGGAGGGAGAGGAACCCTGACCACCGTCAGGGAACTAGGAAGCCTTTCTTGGGTTTGGCGTGGCGACGGATCTTCTCTTCCTGGATGTCCGCCATTGTTGCATCTAGGTCGTAGTCGCTCCATTCTGGGAGAGACTTGTGCCAGTCGATGTCGATTCTTCTGACCATGTCGAGCCTCCGATAACAAGGAGCCCTCTTTGGCCGTTGAAGACCAGAGGGCTAGCGTAGTCCTTTTTCCGCCAGGCCAATGAGGCGGTGCATGGGATGATTAGGAACGGCAGGCCTCGCCGGGAGTGATATCAATGAGCCAGAGACCAAAAATTGAATGACAGGGCATTGCCGATTACTCAGAGAGTAATTGGTATGTATTGGCAGGCGGCCATTTCGACCGCCCCCACCCAAATAGGTGAAGCAGCGCACATCATTGTGCCTGCCGCCCTTCCGCCGTGCACAGCGGGGTAACACCGTGTTACAAGGATATTTGGAATTACCTCTAGAGGGGGAATCCCCCTTCCATGCTCATAATATCATTTAATGTGTTTATATGGCATCTGATCGATTGCATTCTAGAGATGTCATGGACGGTCGCAGGTTCGTATGTCACTTTAAATGTGCGCGTGTTTGATTTGAGGGGGGACCTGCGCATAACTATAGTCTGGCTAGACGAATCGTCATATTTTACGGGCGAATACCCTAATAATTTTATAGAGTCCTCGCTCAACTTTAACATTGAGTTGACTATATCGTCGTCGAGTAGGCGCCTGGTTGTTTTTTCTGGTAAGATCCTTAATACCTCATCGAGCTCATCTAGATCTGCGAGGGCTTTTTTAATCTTTTTTGATACGCGGAAAACAAGATTTGAGCGTACTTTGGGATCTAGTAACCCAAACGTCTTGAATTGCTCTTTCTCAGACGGTGACAACATAATAAGCTATTTACTCTCATAGTATATATACTTTTCACATAAACGTATCTATTTGCCTATGCGAATTGGCGACTGTGTGGGATGATTAGTATATATTTTCGGATGCTTTGTGCTTTCTGAACCGGGCACCCTCGTCTGGTTCGGTGTCATACAGATACGGAAAATTTGGATGAGAAAATACCTTCCGATACGGCTTTTTGCGTTTAGAAATCATGAAAATCAGCCATCGATACGGTATATAATAACTCTTTGAGGGTGGTTTCAGCCGCACCACATGCGTCTAT